GTTGTTGAAGAAATGATTCCTGTTCAAGAAATGCCTGAAGAAGTTGATTTATCTAGTAAGACTATGGATGAAGAAGATTCAGTTAGATTTGTTGAACCTGAAACTGTAGCTGAATTTGCTAAGCGTGGCGAAAGAGTTGCTAAAGGTATTGAGAGAAGACAAACTATTAGAGATCTAGAGATTAGATCTGAAGGGGATGGCATGACCCTTCGTGGCTATGCTGCTATTTTCAATTCTCCTTCTCAACCGCTTCCATTTACTGAAACGATTGAACCTGGAGCATTTAGAGATTCTCTAAAATCTAGAAACGATATCAAGCTTCTTTGGAACCACGAAACAGGAACTGTTCTAGGAAGCACTAGGGCGGGAACTCTAAGAGTTACCGAAGATGCTACAGGGCTTCTAATTGAAGCTAGTCTGCCAGATACACAGGCGGGCAGAGATGCGGCTACACTAATCAAGCGTGGAGATGTAAACGCCTTCCCCGCCATAGTTTGAAAGCATAGCTACCTTATGCCCATCTTTTACAAGTCTAGAAATAACTTGCTTAGATTGAGTTCCGTAACCTGTAGGTTGATTGAGTGAATTTGAATACCAAGAAATACATGTTTTAGTCATGCCTTTAGCCTAATGGAAAACGCCCCCTAAATCTGCTATGAACCAGAAATAAGGGGCGTAATCCTTCAGGGGCTAGAAACTAGCTTGCTCCACCCTTGAACTTTTTGATGTTTGCCTTCTGGATCAAAGCACCATCAATTCTCCAAGTTGCACGCCAAGTTGCCAAATCGTTTCCGAAGGCATACTCGTCTGAACGATCTACTTGCAATCCACCAGCGTTGCGGATGTATAGAGATTTTAGATCTCCAACTGCTAGAGAGTTTGCACCAGTCGCAGGAGATGGCATTGCAGGAGTTTCAATAACTGGAACACCTAGAACTAGATCTCTGCGATCCTTTGAATCGCCAACCTGGAATACATAGTTACCAGCAGTATCCTTCAACTTGCGAAGTGCAGCGATTGAAGTGCTGTTAGCTAGCATTGCGAAAGAAGGCTTCTGACGAAGTGATCCATCTAGGCTATAGATAAGGTCAATCACATTGTCTGCGGTGAATGCACCCGCCACGCCTGTGCTTCCAGTAACCCCGGTGCCAGCCACTGGCAAGAATCCAGTAGGTTCAACTGTCCCGGTTCCATTTACTAGCTTGTCTCCAATGGCGTAACCAAATGCATTACCAAACTGTTCTGCCAAGAATCCAACAATATCTACGCCAGCATCTAGAATCAGTTCTCTAGAAAGTTGTGCTAGTGCAGAGAACTTATAAGATCCAAGAGTGGTGAAGGCATTGAACGAAGGCTCGCTGGTCCCGATGGAAACTCCCTGGCCAACAATGGTGGCTGTTGAGAAAGTTGCCTGTGATGGAATCTGTAGGTTCTCACCAGAAGTGGTGTTGATTACAGTTGCATACTCAAGCAATGGGTTTACAAGTCTTGCAACCTTTACAATCTCGTTGTAAAAGCTGGTTGGCACAGGTGCGCCAGTTGAAGACCCGGTGATTGCCCGGAACTCATGTCCACGAACTTCACCATTGGTCTGCGGAGAATAAAGACTTACCTAACTTCCTAATCACTCTCTATGATGTTTGGGTTTTAGATAATCCTGCGTTAGATGCAATTCCGATTGCTTCTTGGGTTCCAATAGATCACCAGCCAGCACCCGAAAAGGTTTTGAATTGGTTGAAGAAACCTAATGTAACTCCTATAGCTATGTCTAAATTTGGTAAAGCAATGATTGAAAATGCAGGTTTAGAAAGTGAGTATATTCCGCACGCTATAGATACAAACCTTTTCAAGCCTACAAAGGATCTTCCTGAAGGTATCTCTGGGCGTGAGTTTGTTGGCGGTGAAGATAAGTTTGTTGTAGGCATGAACTTTGCTAATAAGGCTGGTGGGTTTATTCATAGAAAAGCAGTTTCAGAAAACTTTTTAGCTTTTGCTATTTTTGCCGCTAAGCATGATGATGTTGTTTTGTATCTTCATACTGAACCATATGGAAAGCAGTCAGGCTTTGTTTTGCCGAACATTCTTCAGGCTTGTGGAGTTCCTGCGGAAAAAGTAAAGTTTGTGGATCCAATTAGTTACAGTTACGGAATTTCTCAAGAAACTTTAGCTGCTATTTATTCTGCTTGGGATGTGGGCTTGTTCTGTAATTATGGTGAAGGCTTTGGAGTTCCCCAGATAGAAGCCCAAAGTTGCGGTGTGCCTATTATCACTTCTAACTTTGCTGCTAGTGCTGAACTTGCTTCTCCAGATTCTTTCCTAGTCAATGGGCAACCATTCTGGGATGCGGGACAACATACTTGGTTCAACATTCCGCTAGTTTCTGGAATTGTTGATGCTCTAGAACAGGCGTATCAGCGTGGAAGAAAAGACTTCCCAGATACGATTGCTTTTGCTAAAAATTATGATGCCGATAAGGTTTATAAAGAATCTTGGAAGCCTTTGATCCAAAAGCTTGCTTCTAAATGATTCCTGTTCTTGGTTTTCTAACTTATTCAAGATTTGATTTAGCGGATCGCTTGCTTGCAAGTATTGATTACCCTATAGAACATCTTGTGATTATAGATAATTCGGGGAAGCGTGAATGGCAACCTGTGAAGCCTGAACAGGTAAAGAATCTTTGGTTTCTTCAAGTTCCGCATGGTTTAGGTTATGGCGGTGGATTGAATCTAATAGTAAAGGTTACGCCATTCGCACCTTATTGGGTTTTGCTAAATGATGATTCAGTTCTTTCTCCTGGAGCTTTAGAGAAGATTTCTAAAAAGGTTGATACTGAAGCAATCAACTTTCTTAGTATCTATCCAAAATGGAGTGGATTTGTTTTAGGTGAAGGAGCTGTGGCTAAGGCGGGGCTATTTGATGAACGCTTCCATCCGATCTATTTTGAAGATAACGATTATGAACGCAGACTTTTAGCGGCTGGAGTTCCCGCAAAGTTTATTCATGCTGTTCTGCATCACGATAATTCAAGCACCCTAAACTCTGGTTTTGAAAAAGAAAATAATAAGACTTTTCGCACTAATTCTTTACTATTTGATAAGAAGGTTGCTGAAGAAGATTTCACTTCGGGAGAATGGGATTTAGGTATTAGAAGGGCTAACTCTTGGGATCGCTAGTTTATACAGGTGGAACTTTTGATTTGTTTCATGCGGGTCATGTAAAGTTCTTGAACGCTTGCCGAAGGATTGCAGGAGATTCTGGACAGGTTGTAGTTGCCTTGAATACTGATGAATTTATTTCAGCTTATAAAGGTAAAGCCCCAATAATGTCTTATGAAGAAAGAGAAACTATTCTTCTTGCCTGTAAGTATGTTGATTCTGTTGTTCCTAATATTGCGGGGGCAGATTCTAAACCTACAATCCTTCAGGTAGAACCTGATTTTATTGTTATAGGTGATGATTGGGCTAGAAAAGATTATTATGCTCAAATGCAGTTCACGCAAGAATGGTTGGATCGGGAAGAAATTCAATTAGTTTATGTTCCTTATACTGAAGGCGTCTCAACTACTGAACTGAAAAAGCGTATAGCGGGCATCAAGTAAACTAGAGATAGACTTTAGGAGATTTATTTTGGCTATTACAAACGGATATTGCACCCTTGCAGATGTGAAGGCTGCCCTAAGAATCAGCGATGCAGTTGATGATGCTCTATTGGAGAATAGCGTAAATGCGGCTTCTCGGATGATTGACCAATACTGCAATAGATACTTCTATTCAGGTTCTGCGGGTGAAATTAGATATTACAAAGCTAATGATGGTTTTACTTGCTGGATTGATGATGCGATAAGCGTTACTGAACTAAAAACTTCTTCTACTGATCCACTAATTTACGATACAACTTGGGCTGCGGAAGATTATCAATTACTTCCTGCAAATAGGATCGCAAATGGTGCTTATTATCCAATTACAGGGCTAAGTGCTACAGATAACTATTTGTTTCCTGTTTGGGCAGATATCGCTTTAGTAAAGGTTACAGGGCAGTTTGGCTGGAGTTCAGTTCCAGATTCAATCAAGTTTGCAACTATTATTCAAGCTTCTAGATTATTCAAGCGTCTAGAATCTCCGTTAGGTGTCGCTGGTGTTTCAGATATTGGAATTATGCGTGTTGGTGCAAACATTGATGGAGATGTTGCTCAACTAATCAACCCATTTAGACTTCTTAGAACTGGGGCGTAATGTCTATAAGCGACCTTAGAACAGGTTTAGCAAATAACCTAAAAACGATTTCAGGTTTGCGAGTAGTTGAAACGCTTCCTGATGTAGTCAATCCGCCTATGGCAATGATTGGTTTAGTAAAGGTTGCCTACAATCA